TGGCAGGAGCCGCTACGTGGGCATGGGTACGTCATCGGAGCGGACGTTGCTGAGGGCCTGGAGCACGGAGATTACTCGTGCGGGCAGGTGCTCGACGTCGAGACAGGGTTGCTGGTGGCCTCGTGGCACGACCATGCTGACCCTGATCTCTTCGGAGACGCGCTCGCTCAACTGGGCTGGTGGTACAACACGGCTCTCATCGGCGTTGAGATCAACAACCACGGTCATGTCACGGTTACGTCGCTACGCAAGATGGCTTACCCACGCATCTTCAGGCGTCGTGTCGTCGGCCAGGTGACGGAGGGCTTCGCCCCTCAGTTCGGCTGGCACACCAACAAGGTATCCAAGCCAAAGATGATCGAGGGCCTGAATTCGGCTCTCAGGGATGGGTCCATTGACGTCCGCGATGAGTACACGCTGGCGGAACTCAGGACCTACGTCAGGGAATACACGCAGGCAGGATCGGTTAAGACACATGGTTCACCTCATGACGACCGCGTCATGGCTCTGGCTATTGCCGTGCAGATGCTGGATTTCACACATGTTGAGCACGAGGAGGAGCGGAAGGACGACCGCTGGACCCTCGACTGGTGGCTGCGACAGGCACAACTGAACCCTGAGGACAATCCTGAGACGGTGAAGCCTATCGGATCTCACAATGTGCGCTATCCGCTGGGACGAACCTGAGCAAGGGTTAGATACGACGCTCTCCCCCGACAAGGGATTTCACCAATGGCTTACCGTGACAACACCAAGACGGGCGTGACCATGCACGTCGGCGCGGACTCAGGCAAGAAGTCCGACACCCTGCGCAGCGTCGCTCGTCCTGGTTCTCGCAACCACAACAAGCCCGCTGGCGCAGACGCTGTCGGTTCGGCCAATGGCAACACGCCTAGGCCTGGCTACAAGCAGAAGTCTCCTAAGGCTGGCGGAACGGGCAGCATCGCTCGCCCAGGCGGCGCTCAGATCATCCGTGGCTGAGCACTGCCCCCACAGTGTCGACTCTCGACACCCTTGCCTGAGTTGCAAGCTACGTGGTTGGCGTGATGGCTCTAGCTCTCTGGGGGTTGTGATCCCCGCTGGTTGGAAGGGTCCCTCTGTACGGGAGCTAGAGCGCCGCCAGCACGAAGAGGCTGCTGCGCGGGGCATCACGATCGACCGCCCTAGCGCGTAAAGCGAGCGTAGATGGCGCGCAGTTCGAAGAGGAAGAAGAGGCTGGAGTTCTACCGCTCGGAGCTTGAGCGCGCTCGTGATTACCGCATGACGCAGGGCTATGAGGACATGTGGGAGCGCATGATCGATCTCTACAGGGGTCGTTGCCTGCCTGCCACGTCCAACCCTGATGACCGCATCGTTGTCGGCATTGCCTTCGGAACGATCAACGTCATCTTCCCATCAGTCTCAGTCAATTACCCCAAGATCATTGTCCAGCCCGCCATGCCCGAGGACGAGGATCGGGCTGTCATCACCGAGGCAGTGACGAACTACAACTGGCGTCACCATGACTACCAGGACCAGTTCAGGCTGGCCGTCAAGGACTACCTGGTCATCGGTCATGGCTGGATCAAGACCAGTTGGAACTACCGTGAGCAGATGGTGTCTGCTTCGCCAGAGGAGATGGAAAGCGACTACGCCGACGCAGTTGGTGAGGCGGATCAGTACGCCGCTGAGAACCCTGCCATGGCTCCGTACGTCGCAGACGACGCTGAGATTAGGCAGATGATTCCCTCTCAGAGGGTCATCGTGGCTGAGGATCAGCCTGTTATCGAGCGCGTCTCTCCATTCGACATGTACGTAGACCCAGAGGCCACCAACATGGATGACGTTCGCTGGATCTGCCAGCGCATCGTCCGTACTCTGGATGAGGTCCGTTCTGACAAGCGCTACAAGCAGTCTGTCAGGCTCAAGGTAGAGGGCGATGCCGCTGCTGAGCGTGTCATGGAGCAGCAGCGCAGCTTCTTCAAGCGCGGCAACCAGCACCCTGAGGACCAGCGTGTCACCATTTATGAGTGGTACGACATCAAGTCCAACACCATCTCTGTGTGCGCAGAGGGCGCTGACGACTTCCTGGTAGACCCTACGCCATGCCCCTTCGCGTTCGGGCATCCGTTCGTCATGCTCAGGAACTACGACGTCCCTGACTACTTCTACCCTATCGGTGATCTGGAGGCCATTGAGCCTCTGGTCCTGGAGTTGAACAAGACTCGTACGATTAGCATGGGCGTACGTAAGAAGTTCGCTCGCAAGTACCTGTACCGCGAGGGGGCGTTCGACGCTGCGGGTCGTCAGGCTCTGGAGTCAGACGTTGACAACACGTATGTGCCCGTAGCCGACGCCAACACGCCTTTCACCGAGGTCATCGGCGTTGTGCCCCAGACCAACGTGCCTCCTGAGATTTTCGAGCACAGCCAGCAGGTCGAGGACGACATCACCACGGTATCGGGTGTGTCTGAGTACCAGCGCGGCCAGATCCCCGAGACGCGCAGGACGGCTACCGAGGCTGCCATCATCTCTGACAACGTCAACGCACGTAGCGCTGACAAGCTGGCTCAGATCGAGAAGGGCATCTCGAAGTGCGCTCGACGTGTCGTGCAGCTACAGCAGCAGTTCATGTCTCAGGTGCAGGTTGCTCGGGTGGTTGGCCCTGACGCTGCCATCTACTGGGTGCCCTACAGCGCTGAAGACATCCAGGGCGAGTTCGACTTCGAGGTCGAGGCAGGCTCTACTCAGCCACTGAATGAGACGGTTCGCCGCCAGGAGGCCACGTCCTTCATGCAGGCCATGGCTCCATTCATGGGCACCATCCTGGACCCTGTCGCGGTGCTCCAGCACGTCCTGAAGTACGGCTACAACATCCCCAACCCTGCCAAGTTCTTCATGCCTGGCCTGGCAATGCAGCAGCAGATGGCGGCTCAGCAGCAGCAGCAGGGCGTAGGTGGCGTCGGAGGCCCTCAGGGCGCGCCTATGGGCGGTGGGTTCATGGATCAGAACACAGGTGAGATCGGCAACAAGACGCCAGAAGGAGCTATTGGAGGATACTGATGGCAGCACCAAGTGAGAGCTTCATCTTCTGGCAGCATGACGTCAACCAGACGATTCCCAATGACGTCTGGACGCCACTCGCGCTCAACCTGAACAGGGCCTCAAGGCCTAATAGGCGTACGTGGACCGACAACAAGTTCAACAACTCGGCCACCACGATCGCCGCTGGCTCAGATGCTGCTGCCCTGCCCCAGGCGACGATCAACGTTGCTGACACGACGGGTGGCGGTGACCCCAAGCTGGCATTCACCACCTCTGGCTATCTGGTCATCCGCATCGGTGGCACCGATCGTCTCGTGAAGTACACGGGAAAGACGGCTACGACCTTCACAGGCTGCACTCTGGGTGTTGGCACCATGAACACGGGCAACCAGGTGCGCCAGGCGTGTGTCGAGTTCAAGCCTCCGTTCCCTGCTCTGGTGGCAGCCACCTTCGAGGTGGCGTGGGCGTCTAACGCCACGGGCATCCGTGGCATTCGCCTGAACGCCAACCAGTTGGGCATCACGGCTTCCAACACCACGATTGGCGCTGTGGCTGCTACGCCAAACCTGCTGCACGTCCAGGCAACCGAGCAGCCTGCCTTCGGCATCGGCGCTCTGCCAAACTTCGTCGAGGTCTACCAGAACTCTACAGCCTCGCTGGACAGTGTCGTGGGCGCAGTCGATCTCGGTGCCCCACGTCTGGTTGCCTGCACCCTGACGACGTACACGACCGAGCCGATCGCCTGATTGGGACATACATCTTGGAGTGATTAGAGAGCAACCGTTCGGGGACTCCCTGCTATACCAACCCCTGTTGCTCTTGTGTGCAAGTCAAAGAACCCACACAGGAGTGTGAATGTCAATCTTCGATACCCCCGTTAACCCTGCCGATGGTGGCGATACCAGCCCACCCGACGCAGGCGTAGCGGCGCCAGTCACCCCTACTCCTCCTACGTCAGAGCCTGGCAATGCGTTGGGCGTGCCTCCTGCTGACCCTAGTTCAGCGGTCGAGCCGCCAGCAGCGCCCCAGTACCTGGACATGGACGAGTACAAGGACCATCTGGTTCGTATCAAGGTTGGCAACGAGGAGAAGGAACTGCCGTTCAGTCAGGTCCGCGATGGCCTGATGATGCAGCAGGACTACACTCGTAAGACGCAGGAGTTGGCTGAAGAGAGGCGCCGTCTACGCCAGGCAGACACCCTGGTAGCGGCGCTGGAGGCTAACCCAGCCGACACGCTGAGGCAGCTATCTGAGGCGTACGACCTCGATCCTGTTCAGGGATTCTCTGCCGTACAGAGGGCACCTGAGGAGCAGGCAATGGTCGCTCGTGAGCGTGCGCTCGCGTCTCAGGAACAGCGCATTCAGCAGCAGCGAATCGACGCTGAGCTTGCTCAGATCCGCTCGATTGATCCACAGGCCGATGTGTCAGAGCTTGCGCGCATTGCGTACGAGCGTCAGGTCACCCTGCCAGTGGCTCATCAGCTTCACCAGTTCGAGCAGATGCAGGCAAATCAGCAGGCCCAGGCAGCGGCGCAGCAGCGCCAGCAGGCTGCCGCAGCCGCTCAGATCGTTCACAGCGGTGCCGCTACCCAGCGGGGTGCAGTGAGCGTAGCGGCTAAGCCAATCAACACGATCGCTGAGGCATGGGCCGCCGCTAAGGCAAATCCGCAGCGTTAACCCACCCCGAGCGAGAGCTAACGAACGATGGCACTAGCCGACTACGACTCAATCGTCGCTACCACCCTGAAGAACTACCTGCCTAAGCTGGAGGACAACGTCTTCTCAGCTAGGCCTCTGGTGTTCTTCCTGAAGCAGGCTGGACAGATCCGTCAGATCGGTGGCGGTAACCAGATCGTCCTGCCTCTGATCTACGCTCAGAACACCACGGCTGGCTCATACGCTGGTTACGACGTGATCGCTACCACGCCTCAGGACGGCATCTCTGCTGCCCAGTACGACTGGAAGCAGTACGCTGTCAGCGTCTCAATCAGCGGTATCGAGGAGGCGATGAACTCTTCAGAGCAGGAGGTCATCGACCTGCTGGAGGCCAAGGTCATGCAGGCCGAGGAGACGGTCATGGAGCAGATGGACTCCATGTTCTTCGGCGATGGCACGGGCAACGGTGGCAAGAACTGGAACGGCCTGGCCAACCTGGTCAACCAGAACGCTACCACGGTCGGCAACATCGACCCTGCTGCCAACCCGTTCTGGCAGAGCAACATCAACACCACGACCGAGGCTCTGACCCTCGCCCGTATGGAGACGTTCTACAACAACGCTTCCGTCGGTAACGACAGGCCCAACGTCATCCTGACCACGCAGGCCCTGTACGAGAAGTACAACAGCCTCCTCCAGCCTCAGCTTCGTTACACGGACACGCGTACGGCTGACGCTGGCTTCGAGAACCTCGTGTTCCACGGAGCGCCTGTGACGTACGACACGTACTGCACCTCTGGCGTCATGTTCATGCTGAACAGCAAGTACCTGCGCCTGGTTGGTCACAAGGACGTCTGGTTCAAGCCAACGCCTTTCGTACGTCCTGAGAACCAGGACGCCCGCTACATGCAGATGCTGGTCTACGGCAACCTGACGATCAGCAACCGCAAGCGTCAGAGCGTTCTGACCAACAAGTCATGATGACCTGAGGGTGGGCTGGCTTCGGTCAGCCCACGCCTCCAACAGGAGAGCACTGAAACAATGGCAGCAGCAGACATCACCAACAGCGCCCAGCACTGGATGGAGGCTCGCATCGCGTCAGGTACGGTCATCGCTACGCCAACGGTGACAGGTGCCAAGACGGGTAACCCTTCTCCAGCCCTGGCATCGCTGCTCACGGCGCTCGCCAACCTGGGCGTCATTGTCGACAGCACGTCAGCCTGAGGTCGCCTCATGGGAGCATGCACCTTCACTCGCGCTCTGGGCGCTGGCGGCGTTCTGGACGCAGGCGAGACGTTCGATGACGTCCACAGGGACATGCGTGTCGTCCGTGGTCTGCTGACCTTCTCGGCCAGCTATGCCACGGGCGGTGACTCACTCCCTCTGGCGTCGATCGGCCTCGTGCAGGTCACCAGGATCATGGTGGACCCCAACCTGAATGCCAATGACAGCGGCCTCAGCATCAAGCTGGCTGGCACGTCTGAGGCTCCTCTGGTCAAGGCCTTCGAGACCAACGCCACCGAGGTGGCCAACACCACGAACCTGAGCACCCGTACGGCCCAGCCTGTGTGGATCATGGGTATGGGTTGATGGACACCCGTCGCGCAGGCGTACCTACGGGAACGTGCGTAGCGGCTTCTTACGGACAGGGCATCGCCCCCGTTGGATCGAGTCTCGCACTTGTTCCTGCGGGGGCGGTTCTCATTCAGTCCAATGAGGCTGAGTGGGTCCCCCCATTTGAGCTAGACGAGAAGCACTGCCACTACGTGCTCGATGAGAAGCAGTGCGGTAGCTGGCCGATGAAGAACGACCCTGATGGCCTCTGCGTGGGTCATCGCAGGAAGGCAAACGCAAGTGGCCCTGACCCTGGACCAGATTCGGACGTACGTACGATCTCACCTTGACCTCGACGTCGAGGATCTTCCTGATGCATTGCTTGACGTGTGGGCGCGGGATGGGTCACGGAGGGTCGAGAGCGCCGAGGCCCGTTGGCCTTTCTACGAGAAGTTCTACCTGACGACCATCCCCGTCAACCCGTCCTTCTTCTACCTCAAGTCGTCGTTCGGCTCTGATCTTCAGCAGGTCGCTTCGATTGTCTACCCTGGCGCTGGTTTTGCGCCTCTCCAGTGGCTCGGCTATGATGCGTTTCAGGAGGTGCTGTCTCAGCGCCCTGGCGCAGTAGGTCGCCCTCGGTTCTTCTCTGAGTGGGGTGGCAACCTCGTCTTCTTCCCTGCTGCTGATGTCGCGTACAACGTGCGCGTCAATGGCTACCGCACGCCTATCGACTGGGTGGCCAATGGTGCTGGCGCCGTACCCGACATGCCTGATCGCCTGCACAACACCATTGCTACGTGGGTGCTGTCAAAGGCGTACGCTCAGCAGGAGGACCCCGAGCTAGCTGCGGTCTATGAGCGCCAGTTCGCTGACGAACTCAACGAGTACCGTCGTCGTCTGGTGATCGCGCCTCAGCACCAGCCGCTGGTCCTGAATGGCGGCACGCTGGACAAGCAGTCAATCCTGGCCCGTCCTCGCTGGTCATGGGAGATTGACTGATGGCTCGGGCGCGCATGCGGCTGGAGCACCAGCGTGATTTCACGGGTGGCCTGAACCTCAAGGCTGACCCGTTCACTCTCGCGCCCAATGAGACCTTCGACCTCCAGAACGTGGACATCGACAGGCGGGGCGGCTTCGGGCTGCGTAGGGGCAGCAAGGCGTTCATCACGAGGCCAACGAAGCGCATTGTCACCGCCACGGGCGCTTCACGCACGTCCAACGTGGTAACCGCTACGGGTCTGTCGCCTGTGAACGGCGATCCTGGTGGACTCGTTCCTGGACAGTCGATCCAGGTTGACTTCGCTGACAACACCTATGACGGCACCTTCACCGTGGCTACGGCCGTGGGTGGTGCTTCTACCGCTACGTGGGCGCAAACGGCTGCCGATGATGCCTCAGCAGGTGCGGGAACCATCGCCGAGGGCTTCGGCAACCCTGACTCGGGTTACACGTACGTTGACACCTCAGCAGTCCGTCACATTCTGGCTGCTCGTGGCGGTTGGGTGAAGCGTTGGGATGGCTCTGCTTGGCAGGACGTTATCATCACTCCTGGCGGTGCTGGTCGGACGATCTTTGCTGAGATGAACGACGTCCTGTATCTGCTGAAGCCTTCGAAGGTGCCTGCGTTCCGCTGGACGGGTTCTGGCCTGGCTACGACCCTGACGACCGTAGCTGGCAACTTCAACGATGACCTGGCCGCACCAAACGATGGCAACTTCCCTGCGTGCAAGACGATGGCCGTCCACCATGAGGTCATGTGGGCAGGCAACACCAATGAGGGCGGTACGAACTTCAACTGCCGCGTTCGTTGGTCTCACATCTCTCGCCCCGAGGATTGGCGTACCAACGACTTCATCGACATTGACGCCAATGACGAGAACGGTGTCATTCAGGCTCTTGTGCCTTTCGGTGACAGGCTGCTGGTGTTCAAGGAGAAGGCCGTCTACGCCATCCATGGCTACCCTCCTGCTGGCTTCACGGTGCAGAACCTGACCAAGGAACTGGGTGCCCCTACTCAG